ATAAGATCAGCAGTTGCAGGAAGGCCAAATGACTCAGAGGTATCGGTAAGATCAACATCAGAACTAGCAAAACCACTCCGAGTAGTTTGAGTTGCGGATACAATCGGTAGGTTCGCTTCGACGGCGAGACCACGAAGTTCTTCCGCAATTGCTTTGATATACGAGTAAGAATTGACATTACTACCTACCTTATAACGTGAAGATGCACAAATGTTTAGATAATCTACAAATATTATATCAGGTCTAAATGATTTTTTCAATGCAAGTTCATTTAATAAAGTTTTAAAATGTCCACTGTGTGCACCTGCAGTTGGATATTCTTTGATAATTAAATGACCTTGAGTCTTCTTGGATACAGCAGTAACCTTATTCTCAAACATTGTCTTTGGTAGATCAGTTAGATCTTGTATTGAAACATCTAAAAGATTTGCGTCAATTCGTTCAGCAATTTTCTCTTCTGCCATCTCCATTGTAATATAGAGTACGTTCCTCCCTTGTAACAACACGGAGCTAGCAAAGTGGCACATGAATAAAGACTTCCCGACACCAGTACCAGCAAGCGCGATGTTAAGAGTCTTATTAGGTAAACCACCTTTGGTAATTTTATTAAAATATTCCAGATCAAATTCAATTTTTTCTTCTTTCTTGTGGTAGAACTCATATCTGTCTTCGTAGTTTAGTAGGTAATCATGTCCAATATTATTATCAAAGGAAACTGAAAGGGCATCTGATAGTATGGTTGGTATAGCATCACGATTCTTTTTTTCATCATTGCCATCTGCGATGTGAATTGATTCCATCAAAGCAAGATAAATTGCACGATCACGGCACCACTTTTCTGTAGAATCAAGCAACCATTGCTGATCTACAGGGGATTCTATGAGGTTTTGATTTATCTCATGTATTTCTTTAACTTCAGAATCATTTAAATCAGTTCGATTGTCAACCTCAATATTTAGTGCTTCTAAAGTTATCGATGATCCGTACTTGACAATAAATGATGTTATCTCTTCAAATATTACCTTTTCCTTTCGATCTTCAAAAAAATCAGGTTCAATAAAAGGAATTACTTTTCGAGAATACTCTTCATTGTGTATTAGGTTTTTAAGAATTGTAGATTCAATTCGTTCCATAAGAAAAATTCTTCTTTGATATTTCGTCTAGTTTATTCATTATATCCTCTGTAAAATATTTCTCAGGTTCTGCGTATATATTTTTAGCATATATTTTTTTACCATCAACCTCATATCTTCCAGCAGTATTCTTCCAGAGACCACCAAGTTCTCCTAATTCAAGAAGACCATAGTAACGATCAAGTCCTCTTTCATCATAGTAGAGTCTTATTTCAACTTGTTGGTTTTCTTTACTGAGTCTACTTTTAGCCGTCTTAGCTTTAATAATGTTTCCAACAACTTCTGTCTTATCCTTTTCCTTTTTTTTGCTGAGATAAATGATTGTAGACGCGGCATACTTGAGGCCACTGCCGCCTCCCATTTCTTTAGTAGGGATGTAAGATCCGATAACATCGTAAGTGTGATTTGTAACTATGAGTGGAATATTTGCTTGACCAAGTTTTAAGGTAAGCATACGAAATGCACCTTTAACAAGTTGAGATTTGGTCATATCTCTGACTTGTTTATCATTAAGTGCATCAGTGATTTCTTTCTCTGTAGAAAGCATACCTAAAGAATCTAATACAAACATGCAAGGTTTGCGATTCTCTTCTTCTGTCTTCAAGTATATATCTACTGCACGAAGTGCCTTACTTCGAAACTCTTCTATGGTAACGACATTGACAACAACAAGTCTGTTTTGATCAATTCCACGAGATGCAAGTAATCCCTTGGTGATTGCTGCTTCAGTATCAAAATAGAGGCAATACCCATCAGGGTTAGTGTCCAGAAAGTTCTTGACAATAGCAAGGGAAAAATAAGTCTTTCCAGTAGAGGTCTCACCAGCGATGGCAGTAATCTTATTAGTAGAAACGCCACCATAAACGGAACCACTAACAAGCGCATTGAAGATATAACTTCCTGTATCAATGAATCTTTCTGTTTCATCTATATCTGCTGCAATTTGGGTGTACTCATCACCAATCTCTTTTACTATTTCTTTTAAAAAATCCATTAATCTACCATTCCATTATGTAAAAAATAATTCAAGGTTTACAGTTTTTTCAACGTTCCACCCAATCGCATCAAGAATTGCTTTAAGTGGTTCAACGAAGCTCTTCTCAAATTGTAGATCATAATCTATGTATTTGTCAAGTCCAAGTTCACGGGGAAAGTCTTGAATAAATGATATTACATTCTCCTGTATGATGTTTGGTTTCTTCAAGTAAATAAACTTAACCTTCTCACCATTACCAATAAGTGAATATTTATTTGTTAAATTTTTCTTTGTAATATAATGATTAAACAAGAGAGCACCCCTGATGTGTATCGGAGTTCCCTTTGCATAGATTGTAGAAGATGCCTTATACTTACGAACATCAGATGCAGTTCTTGGAAATGCAATATCTTCTGGATCAAGTGTCTTAAACTTTGAACGACACTCATCAATAAAATGAATCACATCTTCCTCTGTACCATTCATCATCAACTTGAGTCCATCTTTAATCATGGTACGACAAGGAGCAGGGGTTGATGACTTGACTGCTTCAATACCCATCATCTTCAGTTTGGGTTCATCGTATCTCACACCCTCACTATCCCACACATTTAGAATATATCTTTTCTTTGCTGTCCATATGCCACGATCTGCAATGTTCTCACGTTTCATGAACATCTTTTGATCGTATGCGTTTACATAGTTGGCCAACGTTTCATAAGAACTTTCAATATACTTTTCAAATTCCATCTCACAGATCTTATTAAGGAACGAGACAATGCTTTCAGAAGTTTTCTCTCTCCCCTTGTATATGACCTCCACCAAAGGACCAAGGTTAAGGTAGATAGAATCAGTATCACTAGCAATGACATAATCAACATCCTCCGTTTTTAATATCTTGTTAATAAAAGTGTTCATTCGATTTTCAATCCAACGAATCGATACTTGACCCGATAGAGTGATTGCCTCTGCATTAGCAAGTTTATAGTATCGAAAATATTGATTTCCAATCGCACCATAGGCAGAGTTAAGTTGAATCTTACGTGCCATTTGTATATTGTTACATCTGGCAATCTCCTTCTCCAAAGTTTTGGTAGGAGTTTTTTCATATGCTTGTTTTGCAGCAAGCATTTTCTTTTTGTAAACAGTTCGATCTTTGTATATCTTCTCCATCAACTCTGGGAGAAATCCACGCACATCTTTTCGATACATTGCACCATTTGCACATACGGCACTATCTTTGTGCAACTCAAAATTTACTTCTTCCGAAAGGATTTTATCAACCGAAGCTGTTGGATGTCGTTCATCCTTGAGGGTCTCAGGGGAAATATTATATTGCATAATGAGATGAGGATACAGGCTATTAAGATCAAACGAAACCACCCAATCATACTTTCCTGGTATCGGTTCTTTGACATAAGCTCCTGCGTACTTTTCAGATTTATCAGATCTCTCTTTTGGAGGAATGACAATGTTTCTCTTCTTTAAATAATTATAAATTATAGTATCCCACATACGAACCTGTGAGAATACATCAGCATAGTTTGCCTTCGCATCATATGCCATAACGATTGCAAGTTCGATCAATTTCATCTTGTCTTCCATACGGTCAACAAGTTCCACGTCAATGATGTTGTATTCGACAAACTTTTGCCAACCCTTTGTGTAGAAATCCTTAAATGTATCAAACTCAGAGTGGTCAAGTTTTTTCTGTCCAAGTTCTACGGATGCAATATAATCTAAACGATATGATTCTTGTGCTTTATAAGTAAACTTCTTATAGAGATTCAGATAATCTAACTGTGTGATGCCACCAATATCATACGTAATATTCTTACGTCCTGCAATATAAATCACATCTTCAGTCACCAAACCCCATGGAGATAATCTTTTACGAAGTTTTTCTCCCAAGACTCTTTCAAGTCTACGTGCCAAATATGGAATATCATACAACTCACTGTTCCAACCAGTAATAACCTCTGGTGTATTCTCTTCTATCATCCACCAGTGAATGAATGAATTCAGTAATTCATACTCACTATTAAATCCCTTGTATATAACGTTCTTCTGTTTATTGTTGAAAGGTCCTTGACCCCAAGTCCTTATCTGTTTTGTTGTATAGTCCTGTATTGATATGAGAAGTATTTCTTCCGCAGCAGATTCTACATCAGGGAAACCATTCTCTGATTTTACCTCAATATCAAGTGTAGTGATCTTGATCTTACTCGAATCAAACTTAATTTCTTCTTCTGGATACTTCTCTGAAATATATTGATAGATGTACCTATCATTACCATACACCTTAAAGTTCTCAACTTCAGAATATCTCCTGATAAACTCACGACACTCTCTTACAGTGCCTGGTTCAACAGACTCAACGTAATCACCTTCAAGAGTTTTGAATCTTGTTTTCTTTTTCGAAGGAACAAAAAGAGTTGGATAAAACTTCTCACGAGTGGCAAAATGTTTTCCATTCTCATAACCACGAACTAAGAAATTGTCTCCAACCATTTGGACGTTGGTGTAAAACCTCATTAGGATGTCAATTTAATATACTTGTCACGCAACTCACCATTTGGTTCAACAAAAGTGATGGCATCACCTGACCTCATCATTGTAACAGATTGATTACTAAAATCCAACCATGGTTCTAGAGTATATGTCTCCTTTGTTTTGATCAATTTAAAAGGACTGATAATTTTACAATCTGGTTCACCAGGTATATCACCAAATACCTCTTCAATTTCTGATATTAAAACAACACCACTTGGCAAAATGATACACTGTATATTCTTTTCCATTTAATTATATTTTCTTTATATATTATACCATAAAAAAAAGGATCGTCAAGATCCCTTTTTAAACTTACATAAATTTTAATCCTTGTTTTGCTGTATCTTCAAGAGAACCTCTAACTAATGCGTTTGATTCAATTAAAAATTTGTTCCATCTATTTTTAGTATCTTTATTATTCTCTAAAGGAATAGCAGTTGTTTGTCTACCACTTATAGTTAGTCCTTTATTACAATAAACATTGTATAGATTTACCCATCTGGCAATCATTGGTTCATGTTTTTTGTAATCAGCATTACCAGAAGTAATCATCTCCTGAGTAATGTTTTTCGCATTTTTAAATCCAAGTGCTTGTGCTTCTTTTGACCATTTGTTGAATGCCCAATCAATAGCATCTGCAAAAGAATCGCAATTATTATTGCGAACATCAACATCTTTAATATATGTTTCAAAGTATCTAAGAAACTCTGTTCCTGATATCACAGTATTACCTTGAATCTCTCTGGAACAATCTCTAGAAGTAAATGCTTCTAAGAATCTAGTCACATGTACATCATTTTGACCTTTTTTTCCTCTTGCTCTAGATATGTAAGAATGTGATGGACAGTTAAACTTCGCATTAGGTAAAGTTCCTGCAATACCAATATTAAATTGCTTTAAGTAATTATATAAATCTTGTGCCCATGTTTCTCCTGCTCTCAACGCAGATGTAAACTTATGATCACCTGATTGATTGGTGCGATAGTTACAATCCATATTGTGATTGTTAGATTCTACCTTAACACATTCATCAATAGTTCTAGTTCTAGGGTGAAACTTCAAACCTATTGGTATTCTTGTATTAGGATCACGAGTAACACCGTACAATTTACTTGCTCTGTTGTTTCCCTTTGTGGTTACTACTTTCTTTTGCTGTGGACGATAGTATCCAGATAATGTATC